TTAATACTAAATCCAGTAAGTGTGATGATACCTCTAGGAAGTTGTTCATAGTTGCCCTCTGCGTAGTTTGGATAGTTGCAGTCAGTTGGCAACTCCATAAAGAAGTCTTTCATGAATCCTGCGCTACCGCCAAAATTGTAGAAGAAGGGTATGCTGTGTTTTTCTACAATATCATTTCTTACTGTCTCTATGAATACTTGCTTATTGAAAACATTGAGTAGAGCAATCGTAGCATTCCTAAGAAAGATATCTTTGGGGTTAGTGTTTCTAATATTCTCGTGTGAGCTTGACTGCATTGCTTATTTGTTTTTTGCAATATACGGGATATTTGCCTGCTGCTTGCAGTTGTCAATTATCATAAGCATAGACTCGTCTTTAATGTATTGCTGACTTATGATGAATTCATGAGCCTCCTCCTTAATCATAGTATTGAACAGTCGAAGATTTGTAATCTTTAGAGGAGATGCAGGTAGAACATAATGCTGGGTAAGATCGAAAGTAGTTTCAACAAATGAAGAACTTTGAGTAAACACCAGACCTAATGCATTATGATTGATCAAATCAGCAGGATCATCAATTATTGAATATACATAAAGTGCGCACTGCTTAAATTCATTCGATACTGAGAATACAAGAGAATGCCACGAGTCAGATCTAAAATTCTGGATCTGATAAGTCAAAACTTGTGAATTTATAGTAGCGGTTATAGTTAGATCTCCATCGGTAGTTGATGTTGAGTATTTTGAGAATACTCCTGTTATCTGAATACCGTTTCCTGTCTCAGGATCGACTCCTTCAATAAAGCTTACTTCAGTTGAGCTAGTAGGTACATTGAAGAGACACATAAACGTAAGATTCTTAAGGTCAGTCGTATTGAACTTAGGCTTAGCTTGATAAACAACTGCGGTTTGTCGTGCTCTAATGTTCAAGTATCGAGTACTTGAAATAACTTGGGTGGTTAAATTACGCTGTTCAGTAAATGACAGATCTCGGTAGGCTTCTACTCTAACGAATCGTCCAAGTGGAGATTCGCCTACGTGATTTGGAATAGAGTCAAACGGTCCACGGATCCTAGTGAATTGAGTAGATGTGCCGGCAACATTTCGGTCATTAGTATGAATGTCTCCATTTCTCCAATGAGAATAGAGTTCACTTCCCTCATATGCAAATGCAACATTATACATTGCAACACTTAGTGGGTCTAATGTCCTAACTGATTCATACAGCATATCAGTATCCGCTGCGACTGGAGGATCAGTTAGGATATATGAGAAGTCTTCTACTGGAACAGTCGATAGATCATAATAGTTTTCTATTAGATTTGAGAAGTTATATGTGTACTTAAGAGGTCTTTGGATAAGTTCTGGGTGGATAGCCTTTCGTGCAGAATCAAAGGTTGTAGAGACTGTCTTGAATTGTTGTGGTAATGTTGCATCCTTAACTGCTTTATCTACTTGTGTACTAAACATCTGTTCAGCGTTTTGGATCACATTATCTATGAAGTGGCGAGTATCGTCAGTAAGAAGCATGTCAATATTTGGCTCATACTTCTTAAGCTGCACTTTCCAGTAGGTCGGAGCCATCATAAATCCTCTATGTAAGTATGATCCTTTTATCTCATACATACGATTCAATAATGGAAAATAAAGAAAATCGCGTTCTCTAGGCTCAGAAGATGCTCCAAAAATAGACTGGAAATATCTGTGGTCTAAATGGATCTCAAACGGTAATTGAAAGTCTATCCCAAATTCTGTATACTTTGGAGCATTGCTAGGAAAGGCATTCTTAGGTACCATTACCTTAATGCACTTACGATCAACGTTCTTAAATAGAGTCCACTCTTTGAATATGTAGTCTCCACTGTCTGACTCAGGAAGTGTTCTAAAGTAGACAACTTGATGGCCATACATTTGATTTGTAAAGAACGAAAGTTCTTTGTACATTCCAATTGCACTGTCTACTGCATATGGTCTAAATGTAGGATCCCTATTTACAACAATAGAGATACAGGTCTCATCCGAACAGACAGTTATTGGAGTATATGTAGTCGGTGTATTAGTAGCTGCCTCGAATCTTAGTTTTATCTCATTCACAAGGATCTTTCCATTGATCTCCGACCCAGTCAAATCGTCATATTGATACTTTACCTCAAAATAGAATGGATCATTCTTATCTAACAGGAGGGTCCCAGCATCACCCAAATCTGTGGGAGATACTTCATACCATAAGGACCAGTCCAAGCGATTCCGGGAATACCTAAAGTAGCGAGTAAGGTTTGCCAGATCAACAGATACTGGATTCTCTACCGTTAAGTCTTCTACAAATGCAACGAGCTCAGTGATCTTGTAGATAGGCTCCGATGTTGAGAATATCCTAAAATTCTTACTGAAGGTTAGCGAGCTTCTCTCAGGATCAATTAGAAGTTTAACAGTAGTTCGTGCCATCCTAAGCTTTAGGTTATTTATTTTAGGTATTGAAGTAAACCCAGACCAATCCTAGCGTAAAATAAATAACCTAAAGCAGTAGACGGATGACATCTAAGCTTATTTTAGACCCTTTGTGGATCACAAAGGGCAAATACCTAGACCCAGAATATTTCAATTATGTGTTACTCGACGCAAGTGCAAAGTATCGAGAACGAATAAAGAAGGGCGACCTTGATAATTTCTACGAAGTCCTCTTCCATGTTCTAAATATGAATTCGCTGGCTGTGAAAGGAAATTTGTTTACCGCCAAATTAAAGGAAGTTTGGGCAAACGATAGAATTTCTCAGATACAGGAACAATTGAAGGTCCTGTATGAAACTAAGACTGAGACTAGCGAGATATTTAAGAACGCGAACTATGTGTTCCTCAATATCATACTTGAGTATCTTAGAGAAATGATGACTTTGCTGGATTCAGTTAAGGTCGCAATTGCTAACAAGTCAATTCATACAAAGAAAGAGATCTTCATAATTGTCAATTCTAAAACATCTGAAAGATACTCGATCTGGAGACTAGTCGAAGATCATAGTAAAAACCTAGGATATTCCTTTAAGAAGATCACCACAGTCAACTTAGATGCAACCATAGGTCGTACTCTAATGCAAGTAGTAACCGAACTAGACATTCCAGAACTTGCAAACCTTGCGAATGGAGATAATGTTTGCTTGATACATATAGGAGACAATTCTAATCCTACTAAAGTAGCTAAAGCGATTAGAGACATGTTCATTCTAAATAAAGGGATCGCTAAGGAGGTAGCATTTGAACCTAAGATAATCCAAGAGCTATATCGACACTTATGGTTCCAAAAAATACTTCCATTTACTCTAGATGAGTGGGCATTCGCAAATGATTAAAGGATTTAGACAATACATAACTGAGGCAATGGGATGGTCTAATACTATTGCTGAATACTCTTCGCTATTTACAGATCAACTAAGGAAGAAACTTAAAGGGTCTGAGGAGCAGTCTTTTCAAATAGGGATACTTGATGCAAAGTCTAAGGTGTCAGCAAAAGCCGCATCTGAGCTTCCTCTAAATAAGGTCCTGCTGACTGCTGAGATAATCCGATCTCAAGATAAGCCATCAGGATATAGAGGTACTTACATTAGACGATATGACAAGGAGAAGATAACGACTGACTCTAAATTAAACGTCCAAGTAGACATACAACTATATGCAACTCCGGAGCAATCGGACGAAGAGATCTTAGACATGGCAACTGAATCAATAATGCATGAATTGACCCATGCACTAAATGATTACAAAGAAAAGAATTCAGATAAGAAGTATAGACTAGGTTACATGAATTCGATAGTCGATGAATATCCATTCATTAAGGACATGCCAGGACTTCGGCGATTCTTCAAACTACTATATGGGCTAACTGATGCTGAGATAAAAGCAATGGTAGGGGCAAAGGAATCATTTAATAGCGACTCAGAATTTAGAAATTACATAGGTACTCGCTATGCAGATCTCGGAAGGACCTTTGATCCTGAAGAATGGGCAGAACTTATCGAGTCTGAAATAAATGGCTCTGAATTTGAAGAACACCTGACTGCCGAATTTGGAAAGTTCATAGTCAATACTTACGAAGCAGCTGCACCAGATGACATCCATAAAGATGGATGGATAATGAAGATGGCTAATCTTTCTACTCCATTAGAAGTAATGACAGCTTTTGAACCATACATCAAGAAGCAGTCTGAATACTTATGGAGAAAACTAGCTAAGAAATTATCGGTCTAGCTAGTAGAGAGCCTTCTTGGTGTATGTATTATACTCCAAGTTTGTAGATGTTCCAAGATATCGTATTTCGTCCAACTAGTGAAGGTTGACGATCCCAAGCTCAAGAACCTGTCGAGCAAGAAGAACCTATGCCTTGCCCTGATCATGGAAAAAGAGGACGAGCGGCTCGTCGCCAAGGCAGTGAAGGACATGATCCTACTCAATAAAGGGATCGCCAAAGGGGTCAACTTTGAGCCAACCGTAGTCGCCGAGCTCTATCACCACCTGTGGGTCGACAAGATCCTGCCGTTCACCCTCGACCAGTGGGTGT